GTCCATTTAATTTCAGATATAAACGTTATAATTATATTTATTATTTTAGACATTATATAATTTTTTATATTTATTTAAAAGTTCTATTCGTTTTGTTAAACCATTATAACCACCATTGATTATTTTAGTTATTTTATTTATATCATCTTTATCTGCCCAACTATTAAGATTATGTTTATTCCAAAACCACAGTGCTGATATCATAGCATCTGCTTCACCTAATAGTAAATCTGGATTATTAATATAATCTACACCTGTAGCTTTTGATAAAGCAGTATAGTTTGACTTTAGAGTTATTTGTAAGAAACCTCTGCCTCTATATTTCCAACCATCACCACTAGCTTCACTACCATTACCATTTTGATTTGCATATACAAAATTAGCAATTCTATTAGGATGTCCAAGTAATTCTTTTACTTTTTCTTTCTCTTCAGGGCTTAACCATTTATCTCTATTTGTATCAAAATCATATTTAAATATTTCTAACATTCTTTTAGCAGAATAATTAAGATTTTCTTCTACTGGCTTTAATCCACTTTCATGCTCTATTTGCGCCATAAAATGAGCTAGTCTTAATGGTGTATTAATACCATATTTGTTAAGTAATGTTTTATATTTTATATGTAGCATTATATATTTGTATTAGGTTCATTATCATTTACTTCTACAGTATCATCTCCACCACCTAATTTTTTAAAGAATTTAAGTTGTAGTATTTGAAATATCCTATTTGCTAATGTAAATAAGTAAGGTTTTTTTCCAAATAATACTTCTAAACTTTCTCCTATACTAACATATTCTCGTAAACCAAATAAAAATATTGGTACTAATGATAATGCATGTATAATTTCTTCTAAATAAAGTAACCCTTCAACATGTTGTGATGCTGTAAATGATAGTAGTAACCATAAATATATTGATATAAATTTAAATATAGTATACATAATTTTACTACTTTTAAATTTATGTTCTTCATACTTATCAATATTAGCTTCTAACAATGCTTCTTCTGCTTTATGTGCTGATGCTGTAGTTCCTAATGCTTGGTCAACTATTATTAATGCTGATATTACTACTAATAATGTAACGGATACTCCTAAGAAAGACTCATTCAAGATGTAGCTAATTAAAGTTGTAACTAAAGATAAAGATGTAGAGACACCAACTAAGTTGCTACCCTTCGATAACCCAAACATAATCTTTATGTTTGTTAATAACGGAGTATAATGTTCAATCATTCTATGATATATTTCCCCCCAATTTTTCATTAGGTTTTATTATTAATTTATTATTTTTATGTAGTAAAAGTTATTGGTATAATAGCTCCGACTGTAGTGCCAAAAGGATTAATAGGCATGTTTCTCCATCTATAATGCCACCCATTAGCGGTATAATCAGCCCATATAAATGAACTAGCTTGTGTATATAAAACACCATTTATAGTAATACCAGTACCAATTGGTGGTTCTATTACTGGGTTATTTTTAATATATATTATTATTTCTTCTTGGAACTCAGGTCCACCACCATAAGCCATATAAATATAAGCACCAGGTCCTCCTACTATTGATATATCATTATTATCCACAGAACCCATAAAATCCTCAATATAACCATAATAACTATTAGAAGGTCCTCCTACTGTAATATATCTAGTTATAGATAATACTACAGCACCATACCCTCTAAAATTTTGTAAGCTATTTCTATATCCATTTATACTATCATAAGTTGCATCAAATGATGAACTTATTGCATCTGTAAAAGCTTGGTTTAAACTTCTACCTGCTGTATTTGTATTACCATACAACTCAAGACATACATCTGATAGTTTAATTGGTAGTGTTGTTGCTATCATTATTTAATTAATTTATTTACTAATTCTTCTAGGTTTTCTATTTTATATTTAAGATAAGCTATTTCTGCTGAATGTAAATCACTATATGATACTGATTTCATTCCTTGTTCATCTATTCTTACAAATTCAGGATGTTCTATTTCAAGTTCTTGTGCTATTACCCCTATCCTTGATTGTTTATTAGTTTTAAAATTAAAACTTTTATAGATAGAATTTATTTTTTTAGGAGATAAATATTCTATATTTTCCTTTAATCTTCTATCAGAACTTCCTATAAAATCTGCAGCTGTAATTGTATAGGTAGAACCAGCATTCCAGTTTGAAGTTAATGTACCTAATTTTACAGAAGTTGCATCTACTGATATACCACTACCTCCAATAACTACGCCTCCACCAGCCATTAAAAATTGAACATTTGTACCACCTGACCTAACATAAGAAATGGCAACAATAGTATTATTAAAAGTTTTAACACCAGCAAAAGTTTGTGCTGTATTAGTTACAACTCCAGCTAATGTAGCCGTAGCACCATTTATAATAGCATCAGTACCAGTATCAGAATTAATAGTTACAGTAGTAGCAGCATGTGTTGTTGTTAAATTAGTTACACCACCTCCACCTCCTATTGCTGCTAAAGAAGTAGTTCCTCCACTTGCTAATAATATATCATCAGCTCCTTTACCAGTTATTTTATAACCACCAGAAGTATTATTAACTACAAAAAATCCATTAGTATCAATATCTCCTTGTGCTGATATTTGTCCACCAGTAACTATTATATTTGCGTTAAGTAAATTTAGATTACTTGTAAATGTTTTTAACCCAGCAATTGTTTGAGTACCAGTTGTAATAACACCCGATGCAGATGCAGATGCAGATGGTATTGCTGCAAAAGAAACTGTTGGTGAGGTACCAGTAAGAGACCCTGTAGGACCAGAACTAGTTCCACCAGTCCACCCAAAAGTTGTAGGATATGTATCTGTACCTCCTGTCATAGGTACCCAACTTCTAATACCAGTTGTAGTTGAACTTAGTACATAACCATTTGTTGAAGGATTACCTAATATTGGCTCAAATCCAGTAATAGCGTGAGTATGTGAATTAGCAGTAAGTGCATTTGTAGTTGCTGCGGTTAATGTGCTAGGTGTACCTAAAGTTACAGTACCACTAGTAGTAAATGTAGTAAAGTTCATACCATTACCACTACCTACACTAGTTACAGTACCAGTACCAGTAGTTATATCACTTAATAATGCGATTGTCCCTGATTTACTAGGTAATGTTTGAGTCCAAGCAGCTGTTGCATTTTCAGGAAACTGTAATGTATTTTGAAAAGTAGAGTTTACTTGTGAATGGATTCTACCTTGAAATGCAATAATATCCATTTTCATAGTACTAGTTAATCCTAAGTATAAAAATCCTTGATTTGTTATTCTAGAAAAACTTACACTACTTGCAGCTGATTCTAAACTAGTTGTTGTTATATACCCAACATTTGTTACTTGTTGTAAATTTGGTATTGAATAAGCAGGAATATCACTAGTCATAGCGACTGTTCCAGATTTATCTGGTAATGTCCAAATTCTATCTGCAGTGGTTGATGGAAATTGTAATTTACCAGCATTTATATTTCCTCTATAACTTTGTATTTGACCACTTAGTGGTTCTAAATAAATAAGTTGCAAACTTGCTGATTGAGCTAATATTTGTCCTCCTGGATTTAAACTACTAAATTGAACAGCACTTGTAGAAGATTTGATTACATTTGTAGTAGTATTTCCTACATCAGTTACCTCTTGTAAATTAGGAGTAGATTGTGTAGAACCATTTATAGTTATTGCATTATTTATTGCATTATAAGCTAATGTAACTCCAGTACCACCTATAAAATTAACAGTATTATCATTAGTAATTTTAGATTTAAATATACTATCAACATTTAATTTCCATCCTAAACTATCTGTTAATATATCAACCTCATTCATTGTATACTTATCTAAATCAGATATATCTTCTTCTAAATGAGTATGTGAATTATCTATTTCATTACTAGCTTGAATTATAATATCATTTACTTTAGAATTATAATCTGAAATATATGTTTGGTCTGGATTAAATAATAGAACAGCAGTATCTTTAGCTGTACCAACATATCTAATAACATTAGTAGAATTATTATATTGTGTAGTAGTTATTTGTCCAGATAATACAGATATATAATATTTAGCACCAGCAACTAATGTGCCAGTTGGATAAACATATTCTCCATAAGATATAAATTCTATCTCATCTTCTGATATACTATTAGTAATTGCTAACTTTATTTCAGTAGTTGACTTAGTTTTATCAGTAGCTGTTGTGTTATACCATTTACCATCTGGGGCAAGATATACTAAACTACCACTAATTATGTTTTCACCACCTACTGGATTAGTTTCTTGTTGATTTATATGTAGATTAAATATTGCCATATGTTATATTCCTGGTCTGGACTCTATTAAAGTTACTGTATGAATTACAGTTCCTGCTGAATTTAAAATATCAAACTCTACTGTATGAGAATTCGCTAATGATGCATTATCACCATACATTCTATTTAAACATAAATATATTCTTAAATGTACTATATTCCATGGTGGTGTATGTGCTGAACTAAATGGAACTATAGGATTATAAGTATTAAATTTATAACCATCAGAAGCTACCATACTAGTTATTACAGTGTATGGATTTGTACCAGCAACTCCTGGAGATGCTTGTCTCATTGCATATCCAGCAAATGTACCTAATCCTCTAACTGTATTTTTATATCTTGTATAAAGTTTATCTCCTTCTGCTAATGTAACTGTTAAGAAATGTGAAGTTGCTATAAAGGAACCACAATCATGAGTATTAGTAGTTATATTTGTAATAACAGGATTACTTAATGTTGTACACTGTATAGTTGCTAATGAAATAGTAGTTGTTAAGTATTGTTCTATATTACCTAAAGTATCTTCAATAGCATAATCAAAAGTTATAACTCTACTATTTACTTCACCATATGAAATATCTGCTACTAATTGTAATAGTGGTATACTACCACCACCACTAACCCCTGAAATATCTATAGAGGTTAATGATGGTCCTGCTAGTACAATACTATTATATTTTAATGTAAAAACACCATTAGTTACAGTAACACCATTTAATTTATATGACACATTCTTAATATGTAACCATTTTTTAGTACCACCTATATAATCTTTTAATAGAAATATAATAGATGGAGTTACAGGTATTGTATCAACTACCCCTACTTGATAAGTTTTAGTAACAACTGAGCAACTCTCTTCTACAATACCTTTTATAGTATCTGTATAAGAACGTACATATTTATTTATCTTATTAGTAAATGTAGCCATATATAGTTTATTATGCCACGTAAGTTAAAGAACCTGCATCTGAAATTTCAAATGTAAAGGATGCATTATAAGCTGTTAAAATAGTTGGATCTGGTACATATGTAAATAACCCTGCATCAATATGGTCAACAAAACTTAAAATTTGATTTAAAGTTACATTTACACCATTTAATTTTAATAAACCATCGGCTGGTAAAGATGTTATTTTTAAATTTAGTGCTGCATCTCCTTCAGGGTCACTATATGGAGGAGTTGTATTAGTAGTAAACATAGCTCTTGTATAAGTTACAGAAGCTGCATGGTCAGTTGTTACTGAACCATCTCCTACTGATGTTGGTGGTAGATTAGTATAACCATCTACTGTTATTGTAAAATTTGCCATTTATTTATATTTAATTATTAATTATTCTTCAATTGATTTCTGACAATGATTCTTATCTATCTTATTTAATATCCAAACAAGTCTTCTACCTGTCTTTGTGAGTGTCCCATGTCTTTCATTCTTACCTAATGCACTACTAATAGTTTCATCAATAATTCCAAAATGATACCCATCCTCAGTTCTTAGAAACTTATTCCAAAGAGTTCTAAACTCCCTATTAGCAAACTTGTCAAGATTCAAAGCTGTACTTCTGAAATACCCCTTTTTATTTTCTACTAGATAGAAGTTCCACACTGTTAAAGGTAACAATAATATATAGGCTATTAAAAATAATAATACTCCACCCATTACTCCACTATCTGAGATTTAATATAACTTATAAATCCATTCCAAGTATCTATTACAGTCTGTAATTCTGTTAGCGTTGTAGCGCTTTTAGAATTTGCTTTAGCTAATAATCTATTTGCTCTTAGTGCCATTTGCATAGTTCTCCAATTAGTTGCCATAGACAAGATTAAATCACAAGCCTCTGTGTTGGTTCTGTTATTTGCAATAGCATCAGAACCTATACTTGGGGGAACATCAACATCAGGATATCCTGCAGCTTTATAAACAATAGCTTCTTGTTCTGCTATCTCATACTCACTACTTCTTTCTCCGACAACGCTTCTGATTAAACTATCAGTGTCACTTTCATACCCAGATACTGCTTGAGCTTTTCTATTTTCAAGTTCCTGTGCTATAACTTCTGGAGTTTTATTTATCACATATCTTGTGATTGTAATTTCTGTCTCATAATATTCTCCAAGATACTGATTCTCTGTAATTATAGGTTCTACTACTTCTTTAAATCCCCAAGCTTCCCACTGTTCATCAGTTGCTCCTATAGTAGAAGATTGATTACCTTCTAAGTCATAAATGACTTTGTATTGAGTTTGGTATTTTAAACTCCCATTTTTTAAAATTGCTTTCATATTAATTGTTTATTTATTAATGTTTAAAACTCCTTTTATTATTATTGCTTTCATATATTTTATTTTTGTATTCTAAATTGCACAAATGTACACCCATCACTACTACTTGTATCTATGGTTACATTTTCAGCAGCAGTTGAACTATATACTTTAGTTCCAAATGTTCCACTTGAACCAGTTGTTAAATTAGCAGACTTATCTTGTCCAATTAACTCCCACCCAACTCCAGCGGTAACAGTAAATGGATAACCATCTGCACCATCAAAGGCAAATATATAAAAGCCTAAATCATCAATATTTCCAGTTATTCCAGTAATAGGATGTGTTGTTGAAAAAGAATCTCCGTCAGCTGTGCCAATACTTCCTATTGGGGTTGTTTGATTTGCTCCTTTTATATGCACACAAAATGCAACGACATCAATAGATGCTGACGTATAAGTTGCATTTATGAAAGAGCTCTCTGTACCATCAGCAATTTTCCAATAAATAGCATATCCCGCATCATACGTAGAACTTGCATAACTTTGTGCTCTTGTAAACCCTGATATTGTTGAAAACCCCCAATTAGTAGTACTTGAATTATTACTGTCACATAATAAAATAAGTATTAAATCACCAGAAATTACATCCGATGGAATATTTATATCAATAGTATATGGCCAACCTGACTTAATTGTTGTTAAATGACTTATATAAGTAGGTCTGTCATAAGTAGCCTCACTATTCCTCATTAATTGTTTATTTCCCATCATCATAAGCCTACCAATTTAAGAGTGTTACTGAATATGTAGGAGTTGCCTCATCTAAACAATATATCTGTAATTGATTAGTCTTTGTCCCATCCCATCCACTTATATCTCCTTTTACAGAAGCAGGTAATGTAAGGGTGTATGCAGCATTATTTCCTGTTGCTATGATAGTTATCATCTTTCCTTTGATTGGGTTTGTAAATGTAGGAGACCAAGCAGTATCAAGGGTTTTATCAAAGTGAATGTATGCTTCAAAATCTATTATATTATCTCCACTTGGAAGCGTAAATATTCCTGATAATTCATCTTTCAATTCAGATATTCCTACAGATAATTCTTCTAATGGATATATAGGATTAAACATTATCTCTGTAGTAGATAAACCAACCCCCACCTTTACTTTAGGATTTGTAGGAGTTGTAGCAATAGACCCATTGTCTTGTAAATAATAAGAAATTCCTGATATTATTGCAGTTTGATTTGCATCTATACCTAAAAGTAAACAACTTTTTGTTTGTCCTGCTGTACCTGATGCTTGTAATATTACTTTTGGAGCTGTTTCTATAATATTATTTCCGGGGAAATTACCAACAGCAACTCCATTATATCGACCAACAATATATCTTGGGGTAGTCAAGAAATGGTCAAATGATATACCATTTGCTGCTGAAAGAGCTGATGTAAATAAAACATCCCCATCAGTTACTGTGTTTCCACTCCCTAAATTAAGAGTTCTAAAAACACTAAAGGCTGGGGTACTAGGGCTGTATTGTATAATTAATTTATTTGAATCATTAGGTATTGCCTCAATGTTTAGGAATGAAGTAGCAGTTATAGCGAAACTAAGAGCTAAAGTACCTGTTGGGGATCCTGTAGCAGATGGCCAAACCCAAGCTTGTATATATATGCCGGCGCCATACAATGATTCAGTAATAGAAAAAACAACTCCTGGTTTTCTTGGGTCAAATACAATGTCAGCATACCAGCTGCCTGAAAACCAGCTACCTATAGTTGTCATTTGAAAATATGATGGGTCCCCTGATGTTGTGGTAGTGATAATATAAAGACCAACACCACTAGAGGATTGGTATAACATAGCTACCCTCCCTTCAACATGAGGGTCTTTTATCATCTTTATAGGTGTACCACTTATAACAGAATAGTCTTCAGCATCAAGTCTATATGCAGTTATAGTTGTGCCACTTATAGTGTATCTTTTTGCATAATAAGAACCATTAGTGTTACCTATAAACACCAAAAGTATGTTAGAAGTAGTAAACTCCATAACTCCACTAGCAGATACAGTTGCCTCTGCAGGTACCTCTATTGTTGTATAGGCTCCCACCGTGATGGTAGTTCCACTAACAGTGCAAGCTCTAATATGTGAAGCATAATATCCCCCAGCAGCATAATATGCATTTGAAAGTACAACAAATGAATCTTCTGTGTATGGATTCCATTTAATAATCTGTTGACGTCCACCTTGAGTTGAATCATTATATCCTACATAACCAGAGATAGTGATTGTCACTGATGTCCCATAAACTACTGTATCACCTACTATATTTCCTATTGTTATTGTAGCATTAGCATTATTATCCACATACGAAACTACTGCAAACCTACCTGTATTAAAAGGGTCCATCTCTAAAGTGTCTCCATCCTTTGTGGTGTTTAGAGTATTTAAAATATGGCTAGTACCTACAATTGGTTCAACTTGCCCATTTGTCAATATTTGCCCGATTTTCCCTATTGTACCAGCTGCTGCTAATACAAAATCTTTTGTTATAGCAGAACCTCCTCCTCCTGCTGCTGGTGCAGCCCATTTCATTCCACCAGTTTTAGTGTTATCTGCTGTTAATACAAAATCATTAGTAGGTGCTTCATCTAATTTTAAATTAGCTTCATCTACTACATTGTCTGCAATAGTTAAAGCTGTTGCTCCTGTAACTTCGCCTGTATGCGTTGCATTAGTTACAAGTCCACTATATAGAGTATTGGTGGCATTATCTCCAGTATTCGTTCCACTTGTATTTGCAAGTCTTGTACTGGATGTTGAATCAAAACTAATTTTAGCAGTGTTTGCAGTTACGGCTGTATTATTTGCAACTTCCGTATCAAAATCAGTAATTGCGGAAGCTGTGTGCGTATGTGCTAAAGGTGTTCTTGCATCGATTAATCTTGAATCATTTGTATCAATTAAAGTTGCATCTGTAATAATGGTATTTAATTTAGCTAAAGTATCAATATCGGTTGGCTCAAGTTCCGTTCCTGTTGCTGAAATTTTAGCAGTATTTAAAGCAATAGCATCATTTTGCGTTATTTGCTCATCTTGTAAATCTGAAATATCATTTGCATTTGTTGCTATTCCTGATATATTTTGGTCGCCCGTATTCGTTCCGCTTGTGTTAGCTAATCGTGTTGAGCTTGTGTTGTCAAAAGATATTTTAGCCGTATTACTTGTAACACTTGAATTATTAGAAACCTCAGTATCAAAATCTGTTATATCAGAAGCCGTATGTGTATGTACTCTATGAGCAAATTCGTGATTATTAACATTATTTACTCTGACAAATAAAGTTCCATTTGTTGCTGAATGTACTACAAAGGCTACTGCCATTGAAATATTTGGAGTAGTAGGTTCTACATTTGTCAATCCACCTATAAATATATCACTTATATATAAAATATCTCCATCTGCCCAAGAGCTTGTAAATATTCCTCTAACTTTCCCGAATGAAGTTACTTTCCCATCTTCCCCACTTAATATTGGTTCAGTTGTTAATCCTAAAAAGAACTTTGCATTTGCTGGATTAGTTCCATCCATAGCAGCAATGGTTATTCTTCCAGAAGCACCTAAAGTACCCGTTGCCATAACTGGAAAACCATTTGGTATTGTTACACCTGTATTATTTCTTACATTATATTGTTGTTCCTGTCCTAATTGTAATGTTGTTCCATTTTGTATTAGGTCCAATGTTAACTCATCTGTGTTCCAAGATAATGTTCCTTGAGCTGTACTTGTAGTTTCTGGTGTTGTATCAAATACAATATAATCAGGACTTAAAACCAATAACCCACTTAAATCTTGATCACCTGTGTTTGACCCTGATAAATTACCTAGATCTGTTATGTTCTGTGCTGTTATGCTATTAGCTGGACTGGCTACAAATACTGGATCAGTTTCTGTGTAACTTGTTAAATATGTAGCATTATCATATGACCATATACCAGCCCCATTATTCTTTAATAAACCTGTACCATTAATAATACTGGCTACTGTATGGGCTGAGAATACAGGATCTGTTTCAGTAAAAGATGTTAAGTAAGTTCCTAAATCTGATATTTGACTCTCTGTTATACTAATTCCAGTTGATTTATCCCACGCTGAATATACAGGGTCTGTCTCTGTATAGCTTTGTAGTGCTGTAGATGCTAAAGTACCTTGAGCTGCTGTTGCAAAATCTCCAGTAGCTGAAAATGCTGCAGTACCTAATACTCCACCATCTTTAATAAGTTTACCAGTTATACCATCGAATAAAGCTACACTATTATTTGTAGAGGATAATGGACCTACTACATCACCTGAAGCATCAATTCCATCAGCTCCATTATAAACATCAAATGTAGAGGTACTTGCATCTGTATATGTTATTGTATATGTATCAGTAGTACCTTGAGTTCCAGTACCAGTTGTTCTTACTACTGATGTTATTCCATTTCCTATATCTCCTGTAAGTCCTTGTACTCCTTGAATCCCTTGTATACCTTGAACACCATCTGCACCATTATATACATCAAATGTTGTAGCAGTAGTATCAGTAAATGTAATTGTATATGTATCAATAGTACCTTCTGCCCCTGTACCAATTGTTCTAATAATTGAAGCGACACCATTACCTTGTGGTCCATCTATACCTTGTATACCTTGGATACCCTGTGCACCTTGAATACCTTGAGGCCCAACTAAAGATAAAAGCCAAGCTGTTTCATCGCCAACAAATCCTTGTATTACTGCAATTTCGTAAGCTGTATATCCATCAGAGGGGCCTTGTATACCTTGAATACCCTGAGGACCATCATTACCAATAGGTCCTTGTATACCTTGAGGTCCAGCAACACCTTGAATTCCTTGGTCTCCTTGAGCTCCTTTTGTTACAAATAAACTCCAATTAGCAGGGGTTGTAGATGGCTCATTATCAATAGAAGCCACATCACAATGATATGCATTACCATCTACTAGACTTCTAACTACATCTGTTGGTACATAACTTGTTCCTGCATTATAATTACCTAAATAAGTAATTCCTGCAAATCCTGTATCCCCTTGAACACCTTGTATTCCTTGATCACCAGTTAATCCTATAGGACCTTGTAAACCTGTAGGACCAGTTAATCCAATAACTCCTTGAACTCCTTGTATTCCTTGTATACCTTGGACTCCTTGTAAATCAGTCTTAGCTCCACCATCAAAGCCTAATGATGTACCTAACCACTCCGCTACTGGTGTAGCTCCTGTTGGTCCAACTTCACCTTGAATACCTTGTAAGGATATTATCCATTCAGCTTCAGTACCTACAAACCCATCAAGAATAGCCTCTTCATAAGCACTTAATCCAGTAAGTCCAATATCTCCTTGTAGACCTTGGTCTCCTTTTAAATCTAATTTAGCGTTAACTAATGTAATAGTTGCAGCATCATCTTTAGTAAATACTATATCATTTCCTACAAATGCACTACTGGTAATAGAAGCACCTGTAGCTCCAGTATCACCTGTATTACCTGTAAGTCCTATAACCCCTTGTATACCTTGAATTCCTTGTATACCTTGAGAACCTGTATCCCCTTTTAAATCAGTTTTTACTCCACCATCAAATCCTAGTGAAGTTCCTAACCATTCTGCTACTGGAGTATCCCCTTGTATCCCTTGTATTCCTTGAGGACCTGTAGCACCTGTTAATCCTGTAGATCCTGTATTACCTTGAATACCCTGAATTCCTTGAATACCCTGAATACCTTGATCACCTTTTAAAGTTATTTTAGCATTAACTAGGGTTACACTTGAAGTATCATCCTTGGTAAATACCATATCATTAGCTACAAATGTACTACTAATAATGGAAGCCCCTGTTAAACCAGTATCTCCAGTTAACCCAGTATCTCCTTTAGGACCAATTTCTCCTTGAATACCTTGAAGTCCTTGAGCACCTGTATTTCCCGTTACTCCTTGAATGCCTTGAATCCCTTGAGGTCCTATAGGTCCTATAGGTCCAGGTAATGGTTCATACATAGCAAATTTATTAGCTACACCAAAACTATCATATACCAATAAATCACCTACTATATAATCATGACCAAATCTAGTACCCGCTCCTGTTACTTCATATGTGTATCCTGCTTTTGTAATATCAGGACTTATTAAAAATGGGATGTTTGTTCCTGCATCCCATGTACCTTGGCAACTATAAGTAATATTACATCCACCATTTATTATTGAAAATCTTGCCATGAATTTTTATTTTAGTTTACCCATATTAATGAACCTTCATCTCTTGCTGAGAACGTAAAGAAATCAGTTGCTACACTATCAATATTAGGTCCCATATGTGTAAATAAATTAGCTGATAATTGCTCTCTTGTTATTACTAAACCAGCTGTTATAGGTATAGAATTTAAATAAAATACACCTTGATTAGAACCTGATATACTATCTATTCTAAGTGCATCAATTAAATCACCTTCTGGGTCATTATATGGTGGCGCTAATAAAGTAGTAAACATAGCTAAGGTTAATACAGTTGTAATTCTGTTATCAGTATATACACTACCATCTCCTAAAGTTGGAGGTAAGTTAGCAGCTTCAATTAATGTACCAGTTATTGTATTTGTTATAATGGCACTATATAAACTATGTAAGTTCTTATCACTTATTCTAAAAGTTAATGAAGTAGAAAAAGCAGCATCACTACTTCTAGTATACACTAAATTTACTACATCTTCTACTTTTATATTTAATATGTTGGTTACTACGTTTCCTTTATAGGTTAAGTTACTATTTGGATATATGATTAATTTATCCCAAGCGTCTAATTGAACATCAGCAAAATTAGTTGTAAAATCACTAATTTTAAAAATATAACTATCTTCTAGAAGAATAGGAATTGTAATACCACTTACTGTTGGAGCAATATTTATTACATTTGAATCAACAGTTCGTAAATTATTTGTATTTAATGCCACTTTATAATTACAAATAGTTTCTGGATTTCTATATGCTAAATCTTGAATTAGTAACAATAAATCTAATTTTGTTTGTTTGAAATAAATTGAGCCATTTGCAATAGTTTCATCTACAAATTTAAGAAGATTGTCAAGTAATATAAAAGAAAATACTTCATTTGTATTTAATTTACCAATTACTTTAGCTTTCTTAATTGCTCTTGTAGTACTACTTAATATGATTGTATTATTTCTAAGGCTCATAATTATAATGAATAATAATTAGTATCTAATATATTATTAAATTCTCCACATGTTTTACAATTATCAGAGCAGAATTTATTTAATGCTTCAACTGTTAATATTATATCATCAACAAACCCTTCACTTACTGCAACTTCTAATGAGTATAGTAATACTTGTGAATTTATAATAGATGAGTTAAGTACTTTTAAACAATCATTACATTGTGCTACTTGTAATACTTTTGTTAAAATACATTCTTTATATCTAGTTAAATCTGCAACAACTTGAATTGATATTTCATTTGGATCTTCAGCTTCTATAAAATAAACCCCATCAAAATATTGAAGTGATAAATCTGCTAATGTTATTGTAATATTTTCTGTAACTGCTCCAGTTAATTTCGTTGAAATGTCAATAGCTAAACTATAATCTTTATATGTAACATCAGTCCATAATTTTAAAGAAGATACTGTTGCTGCATCTATTATTGTTAAATCTATTTGTTTTCTATCAGTAGATATAGTTAGACTTGATATTTTCATATTTATTGAATTAAAAAAGGAGAGAAGAGTTAGTTTACCCTGCTCTCCCTTATTATTAAGAAATTATTTAATATTATACTATAGGTAAAGCAGAAGGAACCATAGCAGCACCAAGAATAGTTGTTAAATCTGCTAACACTGCATTTGTAGCAGCATTATTAGCTAAATTATTTACTACTTTATCTACCATAATAGTTAAAACTTTATTTTGTTTTTCTACTGTAGGTGATTGTCTATCATCAAAATATTTAATATGAATCACATTATATACACCATTAATACTTGCATAATAAGGTGTATTAAAGTCAGCTGGATAACCTGTTTGACGATATACTTCATATTTATATCCTTTAGTAAACCATTCAAGATTTACTGCATACTTACCAGTACCAGCTCCAGGATAATTTTGAGCATTTACAGTTACAGTTAACAATCCTAAATTTTCATGAAGAATAGAAGAATTTAAAAACTGTTTAGCAGTTACATCAAATTCAATTTGTCTTCCTGTAATTTTACCAGGAACTACAGTTTGTGCTTTTCCAGTAATTGTAAAACTATTTGCATTAACTGTAGCAACTACTACTTCAAAAGCACCTCTTTTAGTTAGATTAGCATTTAATGATGCAATAACTCCATCTTGGATTATTTGATCAGTTATACCAACTACACTAGCTCCAGTTACATAGTAACCAGTTACAGTTGCAAAATTTTCAGGCGAAAGAGTTCCACCATCATTATATAGTCTAACCTCTACTGCATAAGTAGTATTAGCTACAACATTTCCAGTAAATCCACTTACTGTTACAGCTTTTTGTACTTCAGCTGCGTAAGTTTTAAGAATTACTTTGTCTACTTTAGATGCTTTAATCACATCTGAAAATTCATAGTTTAAACCTTTAGCTGCATCTCCTGCAGTTTTTTGTAAAACTTTGAAATCTGCCCCAGCCGCTGGTGCCCCACCAGTAGCGGACAGTACTTTAATTTCCTTGTCAGAGGCTGCACTGATAAATGTAGCTACACTTACTTCAGCTGCTACAGCATTACCAATAATTAATTCCTCTACTTGGTTTGGTCCAAATACACTCATTTTTATTAATTTTAGTTATTATTATTTATTATTTATTTTTTTGTTTTAAACTATACAGTTTGTGGTTTATAATTTATTAGAACTAATTCTAAAGCTTTATTCATAATATCCCTATGTATACTTTCATTTAATTTACATGTTTGATATGTAGTTACTCCATCTATTGATAAACCTTCTCCAAAAGAACCTGTACTTAAATTTGTTAATACAATAGGTTCTGGATAAGAAATATATCTAACTTGATATTTAGAAATATCATATGGACTTATTAATTCTACATTATCAATAGCATCTTGTTTAGAAAAATCTAATCTCCAAACTATAGATGAATTAGGTTTTTTAAAAGGATTTTTAATTTGTATATTATATTCATCATGTGTTTTAGGAATCACTTTTAATAATTTTCCATTTAAACAACTATCAGTAGATATAATATTACATTGCTCCTGCATTATTAAAAATACATTATCTGGTATTTTAAAGAATTTAGAATCTTCTGATATTTTATTTATAGAAGTAATTTTTTCTTCTGATATATAATTTTTTATTAACTCTTTTAAATCTATCCTTATTCTAGAATTTCTTTCAATACCTACTATAAAATAAGATTTAACTATCTCTATTTGAGCTGCAGTTAGATAAATAGATTTTTCATATTCATTTAAATTAATATTATATTTATTTAAACGAGTATCAAGTTCATTTGAAAATTCATCTGTAGTCATTATTCGCTTCTTTTACCTAATTCAATAATAGAATTAATATTACCTTCATAAGCTCCCTTAGCTAACTCTACAGCTCTTTGTAAGATTTCTTGATGAATACTAACATCTAATTCACATGTTTGAGCAATTGTTTGCCCTTCTATACTTAACCCTTCTCCAGCAAATTCAGTAGATAAATCTACAAGTATTATAGGGTTAGGTTTTTTTATATATCTTAAAATATAACTAGTTATAGTTAAATTAGGATCAGTAATTATTTCAAATACATTAGTAGGACCAGAATTATTAATAAGTCTCCAACCTTGATTTTTATATGGTAATTTATATGGTTCTGACATAAAATTACTATAATCTTGAAAACTGATTGGTATAACATTTAGTATTTTATTAATACTATTAACTCTACCACTTCCTCTATCAGTACTAACAATACTACCATTAATATTTTCATTTATTATAAATAAAATATCATCTGGTATTGAAAACAATCTACTTCTATTATCTAATTTAATAGTCTCTAAAATTACTGGATTACTACTTACTGTTAATTTTTTAACTTGTACTAAATCTAAAAAATCAATTTGACGTTTTTGATTTTGATCAAATCCTTCTTGATATTTATTACCTTTAGGATTAAAGTAATTTGTAATTAATTCATTTTGAGCTTTAGTTAGAAATACTGATTTCTCATATGAATCTATACCAGGAGCTGCATTTGTAGCTATACTATTATATAATATATCAAATTCATTTGAAAATTCTTTCGTTGTCATATTATTTTCCGTTATCTATTCTTGCTTCTATTAAAGATCTTACTTCTTGATTTTTACTAGAATCTAAATATTTAACAGCATTATCAAATGATGGAACTTGACCATTTTCACATAAGTCTAGACCATCTACTGTTGAATACTTATTAGAGTTTCTAATAATCAATCCTGAATCAATACCTTTATTAATTAATACTTTAGTATCAAATGAAGGATCTTCAATGATTGATAAAAATTGTGATGGCATTGAATCTAAATATTCTTCTACCTTACCTTGTATCCAATTTAATTTAGAATCGGTTGATATTGGTTGGTTTGTTAATAATTTTAAGATACCAATTAGTTTCTCTCTATCATCTTCAATTTTACCATATAATTTCCAAGCTGATTTTTTAGTATCTAACTTAGCTTTTTTCTCTTTAAATTCTTCATCACTTCTAGTAATAACAAATTGATATGTTTGTTTTTTATTACGATCATTCCATGATTTAGCAACATCATTATTTAAAGATTCTAATATTTTAATTGATATATAATCCATTGGATTACTTAAATCAAATCTATTATTAGCATCATCTTTATATAATGATACATAAAAGTTTTGCCAAAATTCACCATAAACAGAAAGATTTAATCCAGTTTCTTTTTCTAGAAATTCTTTTTCATCTGCTGTTAGTATATTAGCAATATTACCATTTTTTTGTAGTGGGGCACAAAATTTCTTTTTTGAACCTGATAACATACCTCCTGAAATAACATGATTCTCATCTACGTGAGCAGCCATTCCAGATTTTCTTTTTACAAACTTTACAATAACTATATCACTAGGTAATGTAAATTTACTTGTTAATTCTTTTACTTCCATAATATTCTCCCTTTTTTAAAATTTAAATAAAATAAAAGGGTGTTTATAAATAAGTACACCCTTTTGAAACTTTTAATATATTATATTAGTTTTATCCTAATATTGAAGGTTTTAATGTCGCAGTTCTAGAAGGATCTTTCACCATTGCACCAGTACCACACATAGCACTCATGATAGCGGAATCTTCCATATGTTGCATTACACCACCTCTACGTCCTGTAAATGGGTCTCTAATACCAGCTTTATAACCACGTAACTCATCATCACCACGTACTTTAATTTTTTGGATATTAGGTTCTTCCATTGAACCAATATAAAGGATATCATAACGATAAGATTCAGCAACACCACCATCTGGGTGCAAAATTTTATTTCTTACTTTATCATCATACATTGGGTCTACTTCTAACATTACATGAATGTTATTAGGAGCAGTCCATTCTGTAAACTGGAATCCAGCTTTATATGAATTATCATGGAACTTAGATGAGGTTTTTTGAATTGCGCTAGAATTTGAATTATCAAATCCAATATTCAACCAACCAGATGCTTCTGCAGTTACCGCTCTACTAAATTGAGATGCACCTCTTTCACCTGTACGTAACATAAATTTACGTTCTGTGAAATCAAGTTTACCTTCAACTAATTCAGATAACAAATCTTCTAGAATTCTAATTGAGAA